ACCGCGTACTCTGACGTAGAACCAATGCAGACCTTGGGCCATTCTTCCGTAAGGCGGACAAGGCGGCTGATAGGCTCATCCATATGCCAAACGGGAGCGCCCTTGTGGCCAAAGGGCCACTCTCTAAGCAAAGCGTCCTGCTCTTGGGTTCCGGCGTCAATCACGTCAGGAATAACCGCCCATGTCGTGGGGAAGTCTAGCCAAGGATCGCACCAGTCGTAAAAGGCTGGCCAATCCGTTGTTCCTCCCGACCTCCATTTTGAAAATGCTCCATTGTCCAGCATGACGCTTGATCCGATTTGATGCGCTTGACCGACTTGAGATTTGGCTGTTGTTCCGTGGCTTACGCAAAAGCATTTTCCGGCCAATGTCAAAAACACCGCATTGGGTGTGATTGGCAGGCCATGATAGCAAATCGTCATTTCCAAGCCTCGCAGCCAATACGCTCCTCTTCGCGCCAGACGGCTGCTTTCACAATCCCATCCAACTGTAAGGCTTTTTCTGCAATCATTTCCTGAGTAAGGCCGGGAATGTATTCACCACGCATCAAAGCCAAAAGTCCGTTAAGGCTTTTCATCACATCTCTGGCGTCACGCCACGGCTCAGAAGGCCAATAGACCGTTACGATCCAAGTATGGGAATGTGGGTGATCTTTTACCGGCAAACTATGCAGGGCAATAAATTCCGCGCTGACGCATGATAGGTTTTTCAAAACGGCACCTCGTCGTTAAATGGCAGTCCGTTATTGGACCCTTGGCCTTTCATGGCCTGTTTGCGTTGGGCTAGGCTCTGCTTAGGCGGCATAGCCTTTGCGCCGTGTATGAACGTCTCGCCCGTCTCTCGGTGCTTGTACTCAATAAAATTGACGCCAGCGTCAATCGGGTCAGCATTGGGTACGAAGTCTGGGATCAAAAGGTGCTGGTCACAGCCCTTGCGTTGGTCCGCAGAGGTAAGGAATTTGTCAGCCAATTCGCAGCGCCACTTGCCACCCTCGACGGGCGTGGAATGGGCGCATGTGCGGCAGTTAACCTCGGCAGCGGCCTCTTGGTGGCACAGGTCGTACATGTCGCAGAATTTGCATTCCCAATATGACGGGTCTTCGCTCAGTTTCAGCGGGGCCTGCTTGGCGTTGACGATGGTGTTGGCCCGCTCCAGCAGTGATCTAAACGCAGGCTCGTGGTATGGCACGACCTCGGTGTACACGGCGTCGGTGTTCTTATTGACGGCGATGTACATGGAATAGGACAGGCCAAGGAAACCCATATAGGTCTGCATCTGGGCGTAGTGCTGGGGCTTCTGGCTTTCAACCGACCAGTCTTTGAGTTTGCTGAACGTCTTGTCGTTCATGGTCTTGCATTCAAGGACCATCCAGTCCTCCGGATATTCGGGGAAGCCCTTGCCAATGCCATCGACCGATCCGCCAAAATGGCCAGAATCGTCACGCACAGTGATCTGTTTGCCGTCCTCATCCGTATAAAGCTCTACGCCTATGCCGCGCAGTTCCTCGGCAATGCGGACTTCCTCACGATTGCCGGTATTGAACAGGCGCAACATGCGCCCTTCGAACTTGGGCATTACGGCCCACCGGAAGGTGAGCCATAAATACCTGTTGCAAGAATGCCCGATCAGGGACGCGCCGAGATGGTCGCGGAAGTCTTGTGGCTTGGCTTCGTACCATGCCGTTATGGCCTGGCTCGTCAACTGATCGGGCTTGGTCACTTACTTACGCTCCCAAGGCTTGGCAGCGGCTGGCGCTGCCTTGGTAGCCGTAGGACGCGCAACAGGCGCTGACGCGGCTCCTGCGGGCTTGTAGCCCATAACGCGGTTGCGTGTGGGGTCTTTGCGGTCGATGTCCAGAACGATGATGAACGGCGTATCGTTCAGCATGTCCGTATCGGACAGGGCCTCAATGCCACAAGCCTGGCTAATGGACTTCAGAGCGGCGCGGGCGATAGTCTCCGCGACCTCGTTGGCGTTGTGGATGTTCAGGCGTTCCCAGATCTTGCGACCGGAGAATTCACCGTCCACGATCTGGATGACCATTTCGAGATATTCGCCAGTGCCGGACTTGGTGGCCTTCATCTGGTTCTCGGTCACGATGGCGAGATATTCGCCGCGTGGCAGAGGGTCAAAGTTGCTCTTAGGGGCTTCGTATGACGAAACGTCAAAGTCGATGGTAGCCATGTTTTCAGTTCCTATTTGATTGCGTTTGCAAAGGCGTCCCAAGTCAGCGGAATGCTGTCGGGCAGATTGTAGCGGTTCTTGGCCATGTAGGCAGGGCGCTCAGTGGTGAACAGCATACGCTCACCGCTAGAGATCCCCCTGGCCACGGTCTTGTTAAAACCAACGTCGTCCTTTTTGACGATGGTCTTGTAGTTGGCGAACATAACGGCGTCCGCCCATTCCCGCACCACGGCGTTGCTGCGCTCTTGCAGTTTCGGCTGGTAGCGATCAAACGGCTCGACTTCAGGACTGTCGAACCGCTTAATGGTGTTGTGTGCCAAAAGGATCACAGTCATCTGCTTGTCGTTCCGCAGGGCGTTAAGCCCGTCCAGAACGTCGCGCCATTGTTGGGCTGCGATCATTGCGCCTTTGCCGTAGGCAAGGTCTTTGGCGTCGTGCTTGGCTTCCATCTCACGGTGGATGATGGCTTCAAGCCAATCCAAGCTGTCAAGCACCACCGTCTTGTATGGATGGTCTTCTGCATACAATGCTCCAATGGCGTCCATCACGTTATCAAGTGAATGAGCGATAGGAAAATGCTCGACGTCCAAAGATCCCAAGCCATCCTCGGTGAGGATGAAGATTGGGTCTGGTGCGCCAGCGGCAAAGGTTGACTTGCCGATACCCTCGACGCCGTAGACCATAAGGCGCGGCGGGGCGGTGTTGTCGTTGCGGCTAATGCTCTTGAGATCAAAAGCCATTACTTGTCCTCCCCGGATTCGATTTGCACGTAAGGCTTCGCGGCCTTTGACGTGATGTGTTGGGCGAGCTTCTTCCAAAGGTCTGCGCGATATTCCCGCAGATCCTTTAGCTTCGTCTCGTTAAGTTCTTTCTTGATCCGCACAGGCTGGAAGTTCTCAGGCCACTCTGCGGTCAAAGCCTCAAGCGCGGCCATATCGTCGGCCTTAAAATTGGTCTTGAGGGTAATGCAAATCTTCAGCCCGCCGTCCAGCTTGAAGGTGGACTTGCCGTCCTTGTTTGGCTTGATAGCCTGGACGATCTGGTCTTCGATATCTAGGCGGCGTTGGTTTGCCGCGACTTCTTCGCCCTTGGCTGCGAGCCAGAAAGTTGCCAAGGCTTGTAGGTTATCATCGTTGGTCATTTGGTTTGCTCCGTTGAAGTTCGACCATCTAATATCAGGCCGTATGAAAACGCAATATGATTTTATCAAATAATGTGGATTGCTTGTTATTTTATTTTGTGCCAGCATTCCGGCACCATAGAAGAGGATGTCATGGCTAAGATTAAATATCGGTGTCAACCCGCATACAGTGTCGTTACGACAATCGGGGACGTAACCCATACGGCCTCGATGCTGGGTCTTACGCAATCGGCTGTCAGCCGTTGGATCACCCCTGTCGATCAGGGCGGGACCGGCGGCGTTATCCCACAAAGGCATTGGGATAACATCCTTGAGATTTGCCCAGCATTAGACGTGTACGATCTGTCCGGTCACCCCCGCCCTTAAGGCACACAATGGATAATTCAGATTTCCTTCGTGCCGTCTACGGCGCGATACAGGACAATTACGGCTGGACCACGAGTTTTGCCTCTGACCCCAACAAGTCGGAACCGACCGTCTGGGGCGGCAACGCTTGGACCGGATCGCCAGGTCAGAAAAACCTGATCGACAAGCGGGTCAACGATAACAACTTCTTTTGCGTGTCCATCATGGCTGCGGATAAGCGCCGCCGCTCTAAGGATGCGTTTATTCGCCTTTGCGTCTTGCTGGCAGATGATGCCCAGCCTGATGAACTGTTCGGCAACCCGTCCTATACAATCGAAACCAGCCCCGGCAATTATCAGGTCGGCGTGCTGATCGACCGCGATGATCCGGACGCTAAAGATCCGGGCTTGGTCGATCTGGTCCTTCAGCGCATGGCGGCGGCTAACCTGATCGGCGCGGACAGCAACGGTAACAACATTGTCCGCTATGGCCGTCTGCCTGTCGGCTGCAACACTAAGCAGCGTGACACAGGCGTCTTTTCAACCAAGGTTCTACAGGCCGATATAACGGCCACCTACAGCCTTGCGGACGCTGTGGCTACATTCGGTCTGGACCTTGAAGAGATCCGGTCAGGCACCCGCGCAGCGCCTTCAGCGGCCAAGGATTTGGACAAGACCAGCCTCACCGCTGTCGATCTGTACAAAAGCCTTATTACGACCAACATGGATGAGCGGTCTTATCATGATCCCCTGCTGAAGCTATCGTCTGGCATGATCGCGGCGGGCATGGCCCCCGGCGCGGTGGTCAATAACCTCCGCTCACTCATGCTCGCAACGCGGCCTGAGACGGGCGCGGATCTCGCGCGGTGGGAAGCCCGCTTCGGCCAAGACCTGTCGCGCATGGTGGCCTCGGCGCAGAAGTATGCGCCTAGCGAGGAGCGTATTGCCGAGATCGCGCCTGGCGGTCTTTTCATGGGCATGGAGGCTCTGGGCGATCTGACGCGCAACGTGCGCTGGGCCGTCAAGGGCCTGGTGCCGGAAGATAGCATGGGCATGATCTTTGGTGCGTCGGGGACGTACAAGTCTTTCATCGCCATCGACCTCGCTATGCACATGGTCCACGAAATGGAATGGGCCGGTAAACGCACAAAGAAAGGCGCAATCGCCTATCTTGCGGCTGAAGGCGGTGCCGGTATCTACCGGCGTCTGGTGGCTTGGCATAACCAATTTGGCCTCGTGCCTGACAACAGCATCAACATCTGTATCACGCCCCTGCTTCTGTCGGCCTCTGAAGAGGTCGCGGCTATGAAGGCGGCTATCGCTGCCCTGCCAGAGCGTCCCAAGCTGGTGGTGATCGACACCCTGTCCCAGACCTTCAACGGTGACGAAAACTCATCCAGTGACATTGGTGATTACCTTCGCATGATCAACACCGAGATCCGTGCGGCGTTCAATTGCACAGTGATTGTCGTTCACCACACAGGCCACAGCGCGGCAGAGCGCCCGCGCGGTTCATCAGGTTTTTAAACATGGCTGGTGCGAGGTTCGGCGCAACCTTAAACGCCGCCGCTTGCGCTTCGGGCTTGAGTGGATCATATCCCGGCTGGCTGATTAGCTGGGCCAGCGCGTTTTTTTCCGCACCTTCTGTCTCGTACTTTTGCATAGCCAAAGCGTTGGTTTGGATCTGCTGACGCTTTGCATACATATCCATAGGATCTTGGATCTGTATGGGCTTGTAGCTCATGGCAATGTTAGGGTCTAACGGCATCAGAGTTCACCTATCAAAAAGGTATTTTGCAAAGGCAAAGGGTTAAGTCCCCGGCGCTCTAATTACTGGCATCTGCATTCTATTCAGAAACTGTTGGTTTTGAATGCCGCTGATACCAGAGCTAAGGGCGCTAGATAGCGCGTTGGCCTGTCCAATATACCCCGACGCACGGGCATTACCCGCCCCCAAGGCATTCTGGCCAAGATCTGAACCTAACTGACCAGCAGCGGTAGTCAGTGTGTTAGCGCCCGTCTGCCCCGCGCCCATGAGGCTTTGCAGCGGGTTGAGTTGGTTGGCGCGGTTGGTCTGGTAGCGGTTGAACGCATTCATATACTCTTGGCTACCCATCTCCTGACCGTAACGCTGTGCGGCCTTCATAGCGCCGCCAGAGAGCAGTCCACCGCGAGCGGCGGCTGTACGATCAAGAGCCTTGTTGCCTTCGGCTAGACGGAAGTTGTAACCGGGGTCCGTCGTAAAATCCTGCATGGTAAAGTCGCCAGCGTACTTGCCGTATCCGGCTTCGCCCGGCGTGCCAGATAGACCTAACATGCTCATCAGTTTGTTCTGCGCGGTAAGCCCCGCCTCACGAAAGGGCGCTTGCAGTTCAACCTGCTTGTTGAACATTTCGCGCTGTAGCGCGTCGGCCTGCGCGGCGGCTTGTGTTTGTGCTTTTGAGGCTTTGCTGGCCGCAGACGAGCCTATAGCGCCGCTAATGAGAGACGAACCAGCAATGGCTACCATTCCCCAAGTCATAGGGCGCATCCTTCAATTAGGTCCACGCCGTCATGCGGCAGCGCGTTCAGTTCATCGTACGACTTAGCAATAACATATTCTTCAATTTTTTCGAGGTCTGTTTCATCAGTTACGTGAACCGTTGTCCAAAGCGTATCTTCCAGCGCATGAACGGCGCGTTTCGTGCCGACCTCCGAAACAAACGTATGCGGCGCTTCAAAGATCTCATGCCCAAATTCGGTAGCAACGCGGACCTTGCCTTTAGAAATAAAGTTCAGGTGCGCGTGCTTGTGTATCTTGCCAATGATGACGGTTCCGGCGGGGATTAGCATTTCCCGTGCGTAGCAACCCGGCGCGAAAATGTGGCGCACGGGGCAGTCCACTTTTTCCTCCATTTCCATCATGGCGTCTTGAAGCCGCAGAACGCTGTCTCGAAACTCAAAACCTTGCGTTTCTGTTGTCAGCACTAGCTAATCTCCCGCCCGCTAGCGCGGATGTTGATAGCCGTAGCCGTACCGGCAATCGTCGAGATGAAGTCACCCGCCGCTAGCGCCGCGCCGACGATCTCAGGGAACGTGTAGGTCTCGCCCGCTTGCAACGTCTTGGTCTTGACGATCAGGTTGAGGTTGCCCGCAGCGCCCGCCAACGTCACCAGATTGACGCTGATCGTAGCAGCAGCGGCGCTGTAGTTGGTGGCCGTGAACTTGTCGATCAGCGTGGTTACGCCCGTCGCGGTGTACTGCGTCGTCTGTGCGTTCTCGGCAATCTTGGCCGGGATCAGAACTTTAACGGAAACGGTCATGGGTTAGGCCCTATCGTGTAAACAGGATGCCAGAAAGATCCACAGACTTGAACCCCGCTGGCAAGGTGGGTTCTACCGAAAGTTGGAAGTCATTCAAGCGCACGGCAATCGTGACGATTGCGTTGGTCGAGTCGATGCCCGCGCAGGCGTACAGTGCATCTCGTAAAGCGTAGATTGGAAGGTTGCAAAAGAATTTGTTTGACGATGCCGTAAGGTCGAATTTCCCAGACAGTTTAACCGCACTACCGGGGAGAATTTCGAGCTTGGCAGGATCTCCAACCGAAACAGCCGCGCCGTTGATTCCAAACGCGGCGAGCGAGCCTTCGTTTTGAATGAAACAGTCGCCAGAAATAACGCCCGTTTTGATATAGGTCAGATCGGCTTGGTTAAGCCCGATCTTCATTTGCCTAAATCCGTTGGTGACGGTGATGTTGTCAAACGAACCTGAACCATACAAAGACATGCAGGTGTCAGACGTGATGGATGCGTTATTGACGACAATGTTGACGTTGTTGATGGTGTAGTTTGCCGTGGTCAAATCCATATAAATGGCAGTGCCAGTCAGCGGATTGATAACCGTTAAATTGTTGACTTGAATATTGTTAGTCGTTCCCGCCATTACAAAGCCGTACTGCGCCGCCTCGCTCATGACGTTAGTTACACCGACCAAGTTGGCATAATACGGACCCGCCGCGCTGCTGAACACCGAAACAGGCGTCTTGCCGTACAATTGTTGCACGTTGCTAACAAGAACCTGAGACGCCGGGGCTGTGGGCGACTGTATCCAAACGCCGGTAGCGACGATGTTGGTGGCGGGAAGGCCCACAATCACATTGCTACAAATAACGCGGACAACCGACCCGTCACCCACGCCGCCTGCGTAGACGCCGTAGTCGCCTTTGATGAACACACCCGCTTGAATGACGTTGCGGATATGGATCGTGTCAATAATCGTATTGCGACCTTTGACGACAACGCCGTAGCCGTGATTGGCCGAAAACACGTCTTGCACCGTGGCGTAATCATAACCCTGTACCAAGACGCCGTGGCTTAGCAAAACTCCGCCGATGCCAAGGCTGGACACAGAGCTAACGTAAGCGATATTGCCAGATTCTCCCGGCTTGGCGTTTAGAACGATACCGTCAACCGCAGTAACAGTCCGCCCGGTTCCGAAGTCCAGACCGAAGTTTTCAACGTGCACATTGTTGGCCTCGACGTAAATGCCGCCGATAAACACGGTACCGTTTTGCAGTTGCGTCAGCGCCGCGTTCGGCTGTGGCATGGCCTCGCCAATAATTGTGACTTGGGCATATCCGGTGATATTTAGCTGATTGACCTTGTACTCTTTATGGAGCATCCGAATGGTGCCGCCCGTCGCGGCCAGCATCGCCACAAACGCCGCGTTGTCGTTTGTCACACCGTCACCGACAGCGCCGAAATCTTCGACGGTCTGCTCTCGGCGCAGCACCGCGCCCACGGTCGTGACAACCGCGCCCGCGCCCGTGCTTTGGAAGCCGACTAGGTTCGCACCCGTGCTGGAGGCTAGATAGCTCTCCACAGCCGTCACCGCCGCAGCCGTGCCGGTGGTTACGTTGTCGGCTGTCCAGATCTCGACGTCGGCAGGTGTGGTGAGCTTGAACTTGTACGACAGCAGGCCAAGCCATACGTTGGCCTCGCCTCTGGAGTCCAAGATAATTGGGTTGGTGTTGTTGACGGCTTCCGAACTATCGGCATATGTCACTAGCGGCGTCGTGGTGCCCGCCGCGTAGGTGTACAGTTTGCCGCCCGCCATAGGCTGACCGGCAGCATCAAGGAATTGCAGTTTGGGCGGTGGAGACAGCGTGGCAACCATTTGAAGACCCTTATGCGGAGATGTTGTCGGTAACGGTAAGAATGACAGACGGAATTGCCGGAACAGGCGCAACAGATGCGAGGCTAACAATTTGGCAAGCCGTGTCATCCGTTGACCACACCAATTCGAAATAATCGCCTGCGTTCATGTTTAGCACAAAATTCCATGCAGCGACAATCGCGGCGCTAGAACCGGCCAAAGTGACTTCGGTAGCGCTATCGGCAGCGTTGACGCCGTTTAGCCTGTACCAAATCCAAACCTTTTTGGCGGCGGCGGAAGTCTTGTTCAGTTGCATGGAGAACTGGAAATTGTACGCGCCAGGGCGGTCCACATAAATGCGCGACGTTGGCGTACCGCGCGTAACGCCAAACGAAATATCGGTGGCATTAAACGTGATCGGGTACGCGGTATTGATTACGGCGGCGGTCTGTGTGGTGCTGTCGTGGAACGCGCCGTAGCTTTTACGAACAAGCTGCGGTGCATTTGCAGGCGCTAAGGATAGCGACTGCAATTCCTTATCGAGTTCGGTCAGCCGCGCGTCATAGTTTGGCTGCACCGCAAGCGCCTGAAGGTTCTTATCCACTTCAGCCAAGGGCGACACAGCGTAGGCGTCCGCCGTGGGGGCGATCTTCAAGACTTCTGTTATGTCGTCGGTCGTGCCGCTGCCAAGCAGGGTGAACAGGTTGTTGAAGAACCTGAACCATTCACGCGAAATAAGGCCCGTGCGCTCGTCAATGATCGGAACGCGCGGCGCGGGGATTTGGGTGATGTTAGCCATTGGTGGGGCTGACCTGTAATTCAGCGCCCATGATGGCGATCTTGACGGGATCCGTGCCGGTGATCTCGTACACGCGGTCGCGCAGTTTAATCGTCATGCCAAGCCTGCGCCAGATCGTGCGGTAGCCGTACTCACCGATCTTGCCCATTGAGCGCGAGTATTCGTTGGACCATGTATGGCCACCGTCGTCGGACCAGCGCAGCATGACCTGCGGGTCTGTTCCGATCACGGGGATGAAATCCTCCACAAGATAGTCGCCCGCTTCCGTGATCAGGAAGTCGTTGGCTTGCGTCATCAGGTAGAAGGTGTCTTCAGGCCCCGGCCCGTTAAGGCCGACGCCCGTCTCGCAGTCGAGTTGCAGCGCGTGCTGGGTGGTGCGCTTAAGGTCGTTCTGGCCGGTGGGCAGCGCCCGCCACTTGCGAAGCCACCGCTGCACGTCGCCGTTGTCGGCGTAGACCTCTAAATCGAAGGCGTAGACGTTGCCGTTGGCGAAGTCACCAATGGCGATTTCATCAGCGAAGGCCATCTGACAGTTGCCACGGTGACGGTCGAAGGCGCTGTCGATCCAACTGGCCCGCTCGTGCCATGCGCCGGTCGAGACGTCATAGACCCATGTCGTCTTGGCGTCGGGGAAGACCAGCACATAGAAGGCGTGGCCGTCCTGCTGGTAAGTGTAGCCGATGGCGTCGCCTAGGTGCGCGTACTGCTGGATATGCCACTCGACGGCGTGGGTGCTGATACGTTGGCCTGTGTAGCCGTTGGCACGGTAGACGATGCCGCGCCCGCGAGCGTCGGCTCCTAGCCAGAACAGGCCATTGTCCAACTTGGCGACCGAGTAGGGTGCCGCGCAGCCGATCTCGTTGAACGCGCCTTGGATGCGCGTGAAGGGGAAGTCCGCGTTGCCGGAGTCGTACCAGACCTCAATGGAGTTGGTACCGAACAACCACAGTTCGCGGTGGTCCACTATGATCGACACGATGCCGTCAGGCGAGCCTTCAGCGCTGGCGAAGTCGAGCGCGTCGATGTCCGTGCCGTCAAAGATCGCTGTGATCCAGAACCGTTGGCTGTTGGGTTCATTGAACACGAAATAGCCGTCGATATACGAGACGGTGATAGCGCCGGGGAAGTCGGGGTCGGAGATCTGCTGAAAGACCCCCGTGAGCATGTTGTAGATGAAGCCGTCTGGATTGCAGGCGATAAAGATCTGGATGCCGTTGTCGGCCATAGAGACGGGGCCGGTGCCCGTCACGTCGCCTAGTTTGGTAGCGTTCCATGCCGCATCGACACGGTAGAACTCAGAACCCGATACGACGTAGCCGTAGGTCGTAGTCTGCCACATGCCTCGGACAGGGCCGGTTCCGCAGGTCGTCAGCAGCCGAAGACCTGGCGCTCTGTTCAGGAACGCAGGCTCCTTGCCGCCTTCGGGGATGACCTCTGGAAACAGATTGACCATGCGGCTGTCGGCAGCGTTTACACTGCGGGCCACATAGGTCGATCCGAGGATGGGAGATTTCATGGGGCGGGGTCCGGTGCTATGAACTCGTCCAGCACTGTATCATACGTCATCCCAATCCCAGCATACCGCCCCCGGAATTTGCCGTTGTAACTCGTCTGAACCCACTGGGCAGGCGAGAAGCCGCGCAGGGTGTCGAAATCCTCAAGCCACTTGATGCCAAGTTGCTCGGTCTCTGGCGTTCCAAGGATGCCGTTATCCACTACGATAACCTCGGTCACTATGTTGGCTGCGTCTAACCGTGCAAAATGCGCCATGATTACGCCCTCGCTCGAACGCGGATTATGACTACGCCGGAGCCGCCTGATTTTGCCGCGCCCCCATCACACGCTCCACCACCGCCCCCGGTATTTGCTGTGCCATTGACTGTTGCTGAACCACCACCATAAGTTCCGGTGCCATTAGATAAATTTCCGCTTCCCGCACCGCCGCCGCCACGCGCTATGGCAGATCCAGTAATAGATGAAGTTAAACCTACGCCACCATTTCCCCCTTGGTTTGTAACTGGCACGTTGGCTCCATTACCGCCGCTGCCGCCTCCACCGCCACCAGCGGCCCAGTTTAGATTACCAGCGCCATCAGTCTGTAAGAAATAACCATTAATACCACCAGTGATCTTTACGTTACCTGCAGGACCAAGTTCACTTAGTCCATCTACTTTTAAATTACCTACGTTTGCTAATGTGTTTGCACGAATGTTACCTATTGTAACATTACTGCCTGTCAATGTTGTAATGTTTACTGTGTTAGTTAGATTGTTAAATGTAAAATTATTACTACCACTAAACACGCCATCATTGTTATATTGAACCTGTGTATTTGAACCACCACTAGGTACTACTGTTGTAGCACTACCGGTAGCTAACACATCTAATTGATCACCATCTGTTAACAGTATGTTTACTTGAATACTATTTGCACTTGGCTTTGTAAAGTTAGTTGGCTCAACAAAGACGCCATTCTTTAATAAATTAATACTATCTACACCTGCATATTGTGCAAGATTGTTATTAGTAAAAGTCTGATTGTTTGCAGTTGTGGTAACTTCAAAGTGAATGTATTCACCACCGTCAACAACTTGATTGACTGTTAAACCACCTGTTAATTTTGCCTTGAGAGTAGTATCTG